CCCGGCAACGCTGTGTCAGACACAGAGATGATTTTATTAACGCACTCTTCCGCTAATTCGTCAGGAGTAAACCCACGCCCATCGGTAGTCAGTACTGACACCACGTTTTCATGCTGTGGTAGATCAAAATTAAGACTGTTCATCATTCTTTGCTCCGCACAACTTTACCAGTTCTATATTCGTCGGTTACTTCTTTAGCTTCTCCGAGCATCTTAACACCAATCATGGCTTCTTGGAAGCGACTATTATACATAGCCATAACGTCCTGCTCACCCTTCATATAAATATACGCTTCTATCAAGGCCCCATACAACAATGCCATCTCTGCATTCGTACTTAACCATGTCTTTTCGGAATCCGCGCCTTGTGTGAGACTATTAGGGCGATAAAAATAATGAAGCTCTGCTGTGTAGGCTGCATCCGGAGCGGGACCTAACAAGAAGTTGGTGACATCAAACTGGCAATAGTACTGAGGAACACCCGTTGTCGCATCGTTCGGAGTGTACATCTGCACAAAGCTAGGATCTTTAAACTCTAAGAAATAACGGTCTCCATTAGCAGGATATAACGCCAGAGAAAAAGGAGCTAGAAAGTCCTCCGGACAAGCTAGGAACCTGGTGCCTGAAGTTTGCGCAGTAGCGTTCTTTCGAAATAAACTAAGCTGGACGTTCTTTAAGATACGTTCTTCAGACATCCGGATGAACAAAGGTATGTTGTTTACAAAGCTAGTTTCTTCATACTCAGTGTAATCTTTTATTGCTTGTTTCAACTCTGCATATGTAAAGCTCATGGTATCTCCACCGTTACTGTCCCTACCGAACCAACGGCAACCAGGTTGTTGGGAGGGGAAAGTCCCTCTATTCCAGCAAAACCTACAGGATTCCAACCGAATTGAATAGCCCGTTGCGCCGCAAGATCAGACTCTGGTCTCGGGTTCTGTAAAGCTTGGGGATCTGGAAAGGCTTTAGGTGGTGACAACTGCGGCTGCTTAGGGTCAAACTCATCCGGTCCAACCTTAGCGCCCGTCCATTCCACCTTCATGTCGACAAGACGGTAACGACGGCCTGACCGGTCTGATATCCCCCAAGCGTTTTTTCCCGAAGCGTAAGGCATTAGACCCTCAGATAACTTAAGCTAGGCTGCAACTTCAACGGGGTACGACCTTGGTCTTCGTCTGCTGCGCGTTGGAACTCTTCTTCGTAAACACTCTTTAGCATCTGAATGCGGTCTGGCGCACGTTTCATTGCCATGTAATAGGAAAGACCCGCAACCATACAAGGATAAAACCGGAACGGAAGATCGGTAGTATTAACCAAAGTTCCCGCGTCCTCTATCCGTCGAACGTAATAGTACACAAGCTGGTCGGTAGAGTTCTCAGGAACTGCCCACAAACTAAGCCTGGGCGCAATCGTTCTGTCTAAAAAATACTGGCTAGAGCGGCCCTGCGTGGTTTTGTTTGGAAGGGTCACATAGTCCCCACGGCTGATCCTCTGAACCTCAAAGTCTGTGTTATTCCTGCGAAGGACAACATCAAGTGTGTCAACAACATCATCAAGTAAAGTGTACTCTGCCTGACCCTGAATCAAATCAATGGTAGCATTACTGACCGTCCAGAGATTCAACCCTCTGTTCGCCCATTCTGCAAACATAATATTTAAAGACCTGCGAGCAGTCTTAGCATCGTAGCCCGTCCGAACTTCTAGGCCGCACCGCTCATACGCTTCTTCAATCACCTCTCCAACGTCTAAGTTGAAGTCTCTTGTTCCTGATGTTGTCATATCATTAACTCATATGTGGTTTCTGGTTTGTCTTCACTGTAACCGCGCCACCATATTTGTATCCCATACGAGCAGCAACTTCCGGAGCTTTTGCCTTTAAAGCTTTAATACCTTTTCCCTTGGGACCACTAGGTATCGGTTTCTTCGTTTCCATCGTTATCATCCTCATTATAGAGATTATCAAAAACTCTATTCACATCCAGTGTATAGTCTAAATCACTTTTTGAATAGTGTATATGTTGTGACGGCCTGAAGTCTGGGGCGCCCTCACCTAACGAAAACCAAGCAGGGTGTGTTACACGCACACGGTTGTTTGGAAGCGCAACAATGTTACCCGTCCACTCGCCCGCATCTAGCAGTTGCAAAACATGGCTTTGTTTATGCTGGGCAGGATCATCCGCTATTTCAGAGTCTGTATAATCTACAGTAAACAAATACTTTGCAGGGAAGAACTGTCCATCAATTTTTGCCATCCAAGGACACGGAGTAGCTCGATCCATTACATACACCGCATGGTGATGTGAAGCACAGTCCCACGGTTGAGCGTCATGTGTCGCCATTGGAGTGGGCCATTCGGCCAACGGAATGTCCGCAACCAAAGCCGTCAGAGGCATACGAGCCCACATCGCACCGCCATGAACAGTATCTTCAGCCTCGTCTTCAGCCTCGCAACCCGTGAAGATCACCTGAAAACTTAACGATCTATTCGGCATACTTGTTACAGCAATGACCATCGCATGTAAAAACTCACCGTGATACTTCTCATGATTATGAGTGTACTCCCGACGAACCCAACACTTAAAGTACGGAATGTTGCTCTGTAAATAAGACATCTACGTTAAAAGATTCCCTTAAAGCCCAAGCCTGAAACCTGGCCCCCAGCCCTATTACCTTTGACCTTGCCGCCAGCCTTCATGCCTTTAACCTTGCCACCGGCTTTCATGCCTTTAACCTTGCCACCCATCTTCATGCCTTTGACTTTGCCGCCGGCTTTCATGCCTTTAACTTTGCCGCCAGCCTTCATGCCTTTGACTTTGCCGCCAGCCTTCATGCCTTTGACTTTGCCGCCAGCCTTGTAACCTTTGTTCTTCATTTTCATCTTATCTCTCCTTTAAAAGATTCTGACTAATCCACCGTTTGCTTTCCAATTTATGCGCTTAGAAGACTTCTTCTTTTTAGACGCAGACGTACACTGAGACATAGTTGGTCTACACGCTGGATAACCTTTTCGCTTCTCACCCTTCTGGCGACCACAAGGTTTTCCTGTTTTACAGTCAACCCAGCCTTTGCCATCGTTCTGAGAAAACCATTCCTGCAAAGAGTTTTTCTTCTTCGCCATCAGTAAGTCCTTGTAACTTTACGTTTAGGCTCGGCTACTTGACCGCAACCCGCTGCAATAACTCCACCGCCCTTGTAATTAGTAGGGCGTTTAGGCTTGTCTATGGCGGAAATAATGCCACCCGTAGCAGCCTTCTTAGTAGAGTTTCCCCAGTTTGCGGCCCCCACTTTTCGGCACTTGGCTACCGCTCCGCTTGCGTATGCGCTGGGCCACACCTTGTACCGCGCCTTTACCTTTTTGGCGCAAGCGTCTAGCTTTTTCTTTTTTTCCGCCATTAATCTTTTCCTCTGGAGGCCTGGATATTTGGAACGGCATTGATGTTCTGCTGATACTCATTTTGTGATGCACTCCTAACCAAAAAGTCTTGCCACATAGGTTTAATCATATCGTTGTTTTCACCTACTCTATAACTAATAACTGCTGTGTCCGATTTAAGTTCATACAGTTGGAGTGCTCCCCAACTTAAAAGACCAATAGTCGCTAGTGACGCTAGGCTGTTAAAATCAACTTTCATTGTCACCACGCCTTACAAGACCAGTATTTGGCCTTTAATTTATCCAGAGTACCTTTGTCGCAACCGTGACGTGCCCTAAACGATTTCCGTCGTTTAGGGTCTGACTTTTTAATCGTCATATTAGCATCCCCAAACCGGATGATCTTTTCTTTGCCTTTATCGCAAGCCTTGACAACGGACTTCTTCCCGCCAGAAATCTGGCGTTTAGGTTTGTTGCACTTCATCTTTGACTTGTCGATCTTAGCCATGCGTTTTTCCTACACTAGGAGAAACGTAAGTTCTGTTCCAGTGCCCGTAAGCGCAGAAACAAAAACCCCAGAAGTAAACAACATCCCGCTTTCAGGAATGAAAATCTGGTTCATTCCTATAGGGAACTTCTGGACCAACAGAGTCGCCCCACCATTTCCGTTAGTCAAAGTAAAAGATCCCGCCGCAGTAGCAAATATGTTTACCGTTTGAAGACGTGATCTCGACGGCCCTATAAGAGCCGCCGCCGCACCTTGTAAATGAGTGAAGGCGGTTATGTCTGAGCCTGCCATAACAGAACCCTCCTTTAAGTGTTTGCAGCTTTATCTTGCAAGTTGTTTGCCTGCACATAAGTGAAAGTCACAGTAATTTGACCCGCAGTAGCAGCCGCTCCCGCAGATATAAGTGTTGCTGTGATCTGGCCGTCAGCACTAAAGCGATCTGCTGTGTCTAAAGACCCAGCGGCCAAAGTTTTAGTTTCCCCCGCCGCTTTAACATTGGTATTTGCAATAAGAAATTGAGTCGTCTTGCTCAACACCCCTACTGAAACAGTCGCTGTGCCACCCGCGTTACTAGCTATAGACACTCTTAGTGTGACACCCAGTAGCTGTGAATTATCTGGAATGACGCCGACATCGTAGGTAGTTGTTCCAGCGGCGACTGCCGCGTCAATCATAATAGATTGAGACATTACAACTTGACCTACGTTGGCAACATTTGAGCCTAAGGTTGTTCCTGTTGTATCTTTGATTGTACCGGCCTTTATTGGGCCAGAAAAAGTTGTAGTACCCATGTTGATCTCCTGTCTGGGTTAAGTCAGCCACGGGATGTGACTGTCAGGGATAATAAAAGTATACACATGTTTTTTTAAAAAGAAAGGGGCCACCGAAGCAGCCCCTGACTTAACAGTTCTAAGTAGGTTACGCGCCTGTGTTACCGAAGACACAACGTGGATCTGAGAAACCGAAGCTGTAACGCTCACGGGCCTTAAATCGCATGTTGCCAGTATCAAAGTCGCCTTCCATGTTTGTGGACAACGGAGTACGCTCAAAGTGGAGCATTCCACGAGGAGCATCTGTCATAACAAAGAACGCATCCGGATCAGTAAGGAAGTCGTTGACAGCGTAACCGCTAGGCAACATCCCCATTGAACGCATCGCGTTAGTGTCATTATCCGCAGTGCCAGACCGAAGATTAGAAGCAAGAATCCGCTCTGCAATAAATTGCAACTGACGAGGGATAATCATCTTCATACCACGAAGAGCAACTTTTAAACCACGCTCGTCAACAAATCCTGCGATGTTGATCAAAGCATCTTCAAGAGATGTTTCATTCAAATCAGCAGCAACTGTTGGAGTGTTGGCAAAAGTCCCACCATTTGTGAGAGGGTGATTAGTAGCACAAAGTGCAACACCGTCTCCGCCAGCAGTAGCGCCACCTGTGAACGCAGTGTTCAAGACAGAAGCAGCTTTAACCTGCTTAGAGTGGGCCATTGAACGAGCCAAAGCTTTCGTGTAACGACTACCTAAGCGGTCATACAAGTTGTCTTCGATTGCTTCCTCAGTAATTGAGAAAGCTAGTGCAACGGTTTCGTGGTTGTAACGAGCAGTGTATGCTTCGTTAGCATCGTCAAAGTTGATAGCAGCGCCTTCCGATTTAGTCGGTGCTGCGCCAAATCCGGACAACATAACCTCTTCCTCAAACGCACGGTCTGAAGATTCTGTTGTGTAGATCTCTGCGTGTTGGCCTTCGTACTTGTTGTACTCCATACCAAACAAAGCGTTGAGGCCGGGTTCTAGCTCTTTTGCTAGTTGTGCGCGTGAAATAGCCATTTTTTAGACCTCCTATACGCCTGCTGAGTTCGTAGTACCCGCAGTAATTCCGCCATTGGCTGAATTAAACGAAGTATTTAACCGAACGATTAAAGAAATACCTGCAACGGTAAAGTCCGCATTGTCAGGATCGTCTTGAATCCCAATAATCCGCAGCTTGTGAGCAGCAGTGGTAGCAACAGTATTCAAATCAGCAGAAGCCGAAGAGATACCAGAAGTGTTGTTGCCCGCCGTAGCAGTTGCAAAGTTGATGTTTTTGAAAACAGCGGCTCGAACTTCAGCTTCTGTGTTTCTTGCGCCAACTACATTCGACGTTGCAATAGTGAACGTCTGCATTGGGTTGTCGTACACGAACGCCGTAATAGGGAACACTGGGTCCGCACCCGCTGCTGTACCTTGCCAGCTTGCAGAAAAGATTTTCTTGCCATCTGATAGGCGAACAAACTCGCAGCCCCAGAACACGCCGAGAAGACCGACGTTACCACCCGCTGCGGCTTGCGCCTCAGAAATAGTACCACCAGCTATAGGTATCACGGGAGAACCCTGATACATTTTAGTATTGTTGTTAGACGCAATGCGGTACTGAGTTGCCCCAGTAGTGTTCGCACCCTGTCCAACAATTCCGATTGGGCGTAGCCCAAACGATCCGTTAGAATTTGCCATTATAGCACCTCAAAGGTTATTCGGTGTCTCGTTTTGATCCACCGAAGGATACACGACTCCGCCGATCATTATGTATCGGCATCGAAGGATGTTGCTCCTTCATTAGGTCCTGATCGACTGCAACCATTTGTTCGCGGGTCCGGAGCCCGTAATACTCGGAGCGTTCGTTGGCCGTCTCTACAGGTATTCGGCACAGCATTAGTCCACCTTGTCCGATCACTCCCTCATATCGACCATCGTCAATAGTAGGGGCCTCATAGTCTGGATACTCGTCCTTACGAACAGGTTCCCATCCTTCACGCAGCTTGGTGTTGACATTCATTTTGTCTTCCTCACCACGCATTGAGACACGAATCCAACGATGCACGTAACCGGCTCGCGGCTCTGGCGCATCTAGGCGACTGGGCGGTGCCCATGGTTTTCTGCGAGTTTCTTTATCTCGGGTTGCGCTACTGCGCGGAGTTCTTACTTCAGTCATAGTATCAATCCTTTACAAACTTAGCGTATTCTTCAAGAGGTACGCCGAGCTTTTTCGCAATTGCGACTTGTGAATGCGATAGCTTGACCGACCTGCGCCCTGTTTTAGTGCTGCGGGATGCAGAGTTGCCAGCAGATGCGACCTGACTTCCTCCCCCGGGTTTTTTCGCTGCTTGGAATTTATGTGGAAACTCCGTTCGCATGCGTTTATCAACCTCAGTATAGTACTCATCGGTGTTCGGGTCAAACCCTTCTTCCTCGACGAGCCCTTGATGTATGGTGTAGGCGGCGGTTGTCATGATTTTATCGTCGCCAAACCATTTGTTCTTATCTTTCCACCGAACAGCTTTTTCATCCGGCACTGGAGCCGCTTGCTGTTGCTGTTGTGGGGCAGGAGCCGCTTGCTGTTGCTGTTGCTGAACAGGCATCTTAGCCTGCTGCTCTGCTCGAGCCTTTGCTGTGTTGTACTGCTGCTGCTGTACTGCGATGTTAGACAAAGCCTGTTGAGCCTCGAGCATCTTGTCAGTGTCGCCAAGCTCGTAAGCCTCTTTATAAATTCGCTTCGCACCATCTGTTTGAGACTGCAAGCGAGAGCCGTACTCAGATAGATACCCTGTATCTAAGGCTTTCACACGGGTTTTTAACTTGTTGTTCTCGTCTAGTAGCTGCTGCGATAACCGAACCGCCTCAGATTTATCACGTTCTTCTTGTCGGTATTTCTCCGTCAATTTCTTGATGCGCGTTTGCACACCCTTACTATACGTGTCTAGCTCGTTACCTGACTCTGCCGCGACCTCAACTTTAGGATCTTGGTCAGGCTCTTGGTCAGACTCCTGATCAGGTTCTTCAACCAAAATTTCAGGTTCTTCAATGTTTGATTCTTCAGACATATTCTATCCCCTTAAACATGCTTAACATCATCTGGCTCAAGAAGTGTGGCGATAACTTCGTCATCGTTAATAATGCGAACCTCCCCACCATCAATCTTAAAACGTGATCCAGAATAACGACCAATGCATACCCACTGGCCTTCCTTGCACCATGGCCCACTATCGGCCCCGAACTTGTCAGGGTCCTTGTAAGCCAAGGGTCCAAGCTTCATCACATAGGCTACAACAGTAGCTACTGACTCTCGCTCTCGGACTTCATCGGGAATGTATAAACCACTCGCTGTTTTAACTTTGCCTTGGTAAGGCATAACTAACACTCGCCAACCTGTCGGTTGTGGGAGTCTATCGAGTAGCGGTTTTTCTAAGAGGGACGGATCTAACACCCGTTCATTAGGGTCAACGTATGCGCTTTTCAAAGCATCAGGGTCGGCTTTAGCCTCACCCTTTTCTTTGTTTCTTTTCTGCGCAACGTGTTCAGGAAGATATAAGGTCTTCGACATCGTCTACGGTTCTTTCCAGCAGGGACTTGATTTCTTCACGAGCGAAAGAGAGTCCCCGTATCTCTCCCACAGACATTTTATACTGCTCCCAGTCTTTGACAGCACCACTTGCAAGGGCAGCAGAAATGTCTTTCTCCCGCTCCTCAAGTTTCTTATACATGTACTTTGCCCAATCGACAACATCCATTCTGCATTTTCCTTGTTGACTGCTAATCTATTAGTTCAAAGTGTGGCGCATCTATGAAGGGTCTACGCCCTTGTGACCTTCTAAGGTCTATATATTCATTCATAGCTTCTTCAGCAGTGCCATCGAATTCAGCAATATTATCTATATGCCAAGCCGCGCCCCATCGAATTTTAATACCAAGCTCTTTAGCCGCGTCCTTCATTGCGTCTGCAATCTCATCATACAGGTTGAGTTCCCATCGGCCACCGTCAATGTAGGCCATCAAATCAACAGCAAAGCCGCCAAGATGTTTAGACTTCATAGTCTGACTAGCGCCTTTAGCCACAAGAGCTTCCTGCTCTTTGCGGGTTCTTAACCCACAGATCACGCTAAAGTCCTGCTCAGAGCGACCTATTGCTGCGCGAACAACAGTTTGCATGCTAGGGTCCACGCCCTCTAGCCGCTCATTACTACGGTTTCCTAGTTTATATGTCATGGTTTCCCCTTCATATATTTGGATACGGCTCTTCCGCCGAACCAAAAACTTACTATTGCAGCGAACAAGCCGCTGGTTGAATCATCCCAGATCAGAGACAAAGACTTGCCGAAGTCCGCTCCAGAATCCATTAAAGCCATCAGAGCAGTTATCTTGATGGCAACGAAAAGGCTAAAAAAAACATAAGTGATGACAGGACGGACACTACCTCGTAGTGCGTTAATAAAACCTCCTGCGTCCATACTATCATGTTTGTATAAGCTCTCTGTTTCTTTAATATCAGCCTGCTTGTCCAAGATGTCCAGCTTCAACTCATTTCGCCGAGCCATCATGTCCATCTCTAGCGACATGCGCTCAAGGTTGTGCTTGTGGTCCTGGCCCGCCCTGAAGTAGTTTAGTATCTCCGGCAGGAAAGAAGTCCCAAAGCCCAGTAAGCTTCCAAGTAATGTAATCATTTATCTATCACTTTCGATGTAGGCACAGGCGACGATGCTTTTTTGTTCATAGCATTAAAACCAAAGTACGCGGCGCACAGACCTGAAACACTCACAATGTATATTGAGGCTATATCCGTTATTAACTTTGCCGCAGTATCAAATCCTAAAATAGAACACGTCAGAATAATCAAAGGGTAAAGTACCATGCCTGACAAAGCAAACCACGTCATACGTAACTGAGCATCTCGCTTGTGATCTTCGTCGTCCATCTGACGACGCTTGTCTTCCCACGCAAGCTTGTCCCATTCGGCCTTGTCTATGTGGCCGTTGCTATCAAGGTCAGCTTTTTCAAAATCAGTCATCTCTTAAAACCTCAAAACAAAGTATTCTCGTCTTACTGTTAGTTATTAAAACCATCGCCTCTGACTTTGCCGCTTCACAAGCCTTGTCCGTCCTGAACTGCCCCAATTGGTACACGTCCACGGCGTTGTTCGAATACAGAAACCACATTAAGAAAAACATTACCATTTATCCATGTATTTTCCAAGAGCCCACACCATTGCGGCCATTCCGGATACAGCAAAGAAACAACCCAAGCACATCATTAACGTTTCAATAAGCTCTTCGCGTTCTTTTTCTTTTTGTTTTATCGCGGCTCTTCTAGCCTTCCTCGCTTCCGCCTGCCAAAGAACCCAGCGGTCCCATGTGCCGGGCGGGCCGTATAATCTACACCAAGACTCTAGTTCTTTTCTTTGTTCTTTTAACTTCTCAAGGGCCTGGAACTCTTCCCAATCCCCTTCGGCCCCGCCAGTAATAGCAGAGATGGGATTATTCTTCTTACGCTTTACGGCATCCTTAAGCTCGTCCTCAGCGTTGAGAAACTTGCCAACATGGCCCACCATGTCCTTAACTTCGCGCCCGTTCTCAAGGCACTTCTTAATTATTGAATACGCAGCGTTAGCGGCCGCAATAGTCTCTAGAACAGGCATTCTTTTAGAGGCATGTTACCCCCGCTGCATTTTTTCGCGCTGCACATCTATGCGCTCACGGTTAACTTCATTACGATTATCTGCGATGTCCTCTTGGCTTTCAATGCGGGCCGCGTCCGTCGCAGCACGTTGTTGCATCTTCTGCAACTCCATAAGCATCTCACCTTGATCATCTTCTGTTTTACGCTGTAAGTCTTTCTCTTTCAACGCTAACTCTTGCATACGAATCTGTACGAGAGGATCGTCCATAGGACTATCGCCCGCTGGCATCATGCCCGGTAGAACCTCTACCATGAGTTTCTCCATCTGCATGGAAACAAGTTTCTCCATCTGAGCAGGATCTGAAACCGCTTGCTGAAGTTCCATAACTTGTTCTTGCGCCACGTCCTGAGAAATCGCGCCACTCTGCACCGCCAACTGAGCTTGAGAAATTAAGTCTTCAATCTCTGCACTAACCATCTTACGAGCTTTCTGAGAAATGTGCTCCATAATGTGAGAGTAGAAAGTACCCATCACTTGAGGAGATGTAGACACGAGCGGGGTTTTCATAAACGCCATGTGCAAACGAATATGAATCTCATGGTCCTGCTCGGGGAAGGTATTCAGGATCTCACCCATTAACGCACGAGCGTTCTCAATCGCTGGGTCTAATGGCTGCGGTTCAGGCGGAGGAGGTAATATCTCGTCAATGTTCTGAACCTCAAGAGCTTGATACATCCGACGATAAGCCGCGTTTAAGTTATGAAGCTGAGGATTAGACTGAGCCAACTGCAACTGCGTCTGAGCCAACGTAACCCGCTGCGCCATAGAGAATATGTTGGGGTCACTTACCGGAACTACATCTACCCGACCATCAAAGTCCGCGGACATAATAGTCCGATCTCCGCCCTGAACGTCGTAAGGATACTCTTGCGGAAGATTATCTCTAAATATCCGAGCTAGAACACGGAATTCTTGCTTCTGAGCGTAATGCAACCGCTTGTGTATCGCAGACATAACTTTCATGCCGCGCTCAAGCATAGCCACTGTAGTGCCTACAGGGGCCGCTGCGTTAGTGTCACCTGTCTGTTGGTCTGCTAGTGAAACAAAACGTCTGCCGCCCTCTATGAGGGCTCCTAGAAGCTGGGCCAATGTGGCTGACGGCTCTTTGTATGGCAACGGAATAATCGCATCACGTATGTTGCCGCCAGGCGCATCAATGTCTCGCCATTCTCCAGGTTGTAAGGGCTCGTCATCATTACGAACCCTTACGCCCCGAGCCTTGAACCCAGCCGGGAGGTTTGCCAAGGTTCCGGCGTCGATCAACTGGCGAAGAATACTCGTAGCTGCGCGACCTAATCCACCAATCATGTGGATCAAACCAAAACCATAGAACCCTAAACCAGGCATAAACTTGTAGTGAACAAAATACTGCTGCTTCTTAGCAATCCCAGTACCCTCTTCAAAATTACGACGAATGGATAAAACGTGCCCCGAACCCTCGTCTAACGTAACAATGTATGGAATCGCAATTCCTGTCGGACCCCCATCAGGGGACATGTCCTCAAACCCCTCAAGGTCTAAGTCAACATGCATCTCCAAAATAGTGTATATTTCATCCGAATACGTGCGAGACGTACCCTGTAACTCATCAACCTTCTGACGAACCTCGTCCTCTTGGTTATAAGTGCTTAACTCTACTTCTCTATAGAATCCCGCCATTTGCATCTTACGGATCTCATTTGCATCCATGCGAAGTACATGCGTAACACGAGAAGCAGTCGCTAAGTCTGAGGCAGCGTAAGGTACAACTAGATCTTGTGCAGGGATAAACTTTGATACAGCGCGTTGTCTCGTCTCGTCGTAGTAAACCTTCTTAAAGGTAGAACCAGACAAAGGTAAATAAAACAGCAACTGGTCCATGTCTGGATCAAACTCTTCCATAACTTCCATCAACTGGTAGTTCATGAATTCCTTAACCCTAGACGCCTGCTCTTCTCTCGCAGCATCCTGCATACCCAAAACCTGCGTCTTTACAGGGCCACCAGAAGGTAACAATTCTTTATATGCCTGCGCTTGAAACTGCGTAACACTCTCCGCGATCAACGGATGCGTAACGCCAGAAGCACCTTGGAAAGGCTGAGTGCGCTCATCGTACTTAACGCCAAGCTGATCTAAACCCTGAGTGTACGTTTGTTCCCACTCAGAACGAGACTCCATGTCATCTTCGTAAGATGCGCGAAGATCCGAAGACATCTCTCCAAGATAACCGTCATCCAAAAGCTCAGCTAAGTTGGCGTTGTGAGGAATCTGCTGTTCCTGCTGCTCCCCCGCCATCGCTTCAGCAAGAGCTTGGATAATTGCACCGCCCTGACCGTCGTCCATAATCTCCGCACCGCCCGCGAAATCTTCGGGCTGAGGTACTGAGACATCTACAGACGCCTCATTCGGAACCATGTCTTCAAGTGAAATTCCAGAATCTACAAGTGGTGGCAAGGCCATTAGTAATACTCCCGCTTACGGCGATATTCATTCTCTTTGTCTTCTTCGCCATCCAGCACAATAAAGCCGCCTTGGCGAAAACGCATTAATGCTAATGTCATGCTATCACAAAAGTCATCATGATCGCCATTAGGAAATGAAACAACTTCTTCAATTACTTCATCAGCAAACTTTTTGTCCCTTGGTGCCCATACTACGCCAGCTTCAAACAAAGGCGCAACCATGTGCATTCTCGTCACCTTATCACGTCCTTTGCCTGGCGAGAAGCCCAAGGCAGGAATACCACGAAGCCGCAACTCGTCAATGAGTGGTGTACCCGACGCTTTCGCTTCGACCAACACCATGTCCGGCTCCCAATATTCGTGCTCTTCAAAGGCTTTCTCCTTTAGTTCAGGGAAATTCCACCGACCACGCTGCGCATCCATCAAAATTATGTTGTCAGCACCCCCCTCCTCGGGCTGAAACACGCCCCAAGTGGTGATCGCAGAGTAATCTGCCGTCTCTTTCTTGGAAAACGCGGTGTCATACGCCTGAAGAATGTACTTGACAGGAGGAATTTCTTCTTTTTCCCAGTCCTGCCACCATTCCTTCTTGATTATCGCAGACTCAGAAGAAGTTGGCGTCTGCTGCCACTGCGCATTCCATTTTCCTACAGGTAAAGACGCTTTAATCCCCAATAATGCGTCTTTATCCCAGAACTCAGGCCACAATGGCTTGTCACTAGGCAGAATTGCAGGGAATTCTACAACCTCCCACTGGTCAGACATGATATCACTGCCCTGTTGGGCCAATAATCTGCCTGTCAAGTCTTTTTTTCCCCAACGGGTCATGACCAAAATGATTGTTCCACCCGGTTGAAGACGCTGACGGGGGCCAGAAGTGTACCATTCGTAAGCGTTGTCAAATGCGCTCTCGCTTAACGCATCTTGCTCCGAATGAGGGTCATCAATGATAAGTAAATCCGCACCACGCCCAGTGATAGCTGCTCCCACACCAGCAGCAAAGTACTCTGCACCCGCCGTAGTGCTCCACTTACCTGCGCCTTTATTGTCTTCCTTGAGATTCGTGTTTGGAAAAATCTCTTTATACGCTGGATCATCAATTAAGTCCCTTACTTTACGGCCAAAACGAACCGCTAACTCTGTGTTGTGGGTCGCTTGGATGATTTTTAACTTAGGATTCCTGCCCAAAAACCACGCAGGCATTAAGAAACTTGCAAACTCAGACTTAGAATGTCGAGGAGGCATGTTGATAATTAAACGCTTTAACTCTCCTCGAGCAACACGCTCAAGCTTTTCCGCAATAACTCGGTGATGCTGGCCCTCAATGAAGTTTTCATACACATGATGCGCAAAGGGCATGAAGAAATCTTGCGCTTTTTCGCGTAAGTCAAGTGTTTTCCTAGCCTCAGTTAAGGCTAGGATCTCTTTTAAAGCTTCTTCAGGTAGGGCCTGTAAGTTCATGTGTTACGACTAGTTGGCTCTGCTGTTGTAGTACGAGTTTTGCTCACGGTCCTAGTCGCTTGACCTGGGCCTGGGCCACGTCGAGCCGCGCCACGCTGTTGCGACCTGCCGCCTTTGCGCCGTCTCAAGCTGGTTGTCGTGTCCGTCTTCTGGCAAATAGGGCCATCCGCTCCGCCTTCAATCAAAGTAAATCCTTCAGGGCACTCAATGATTTCATTACCATCTGAATCTCTACTTTTAATTACTGGTACAAGAATCTCAGGGACGGGTGGATCATTAGGATCAGGAACCACTACGGGTGGCTCTGGGTCTGGATCTGTCTCTACGATTACTTCGACTTCTTCCTCGTCATCGTCGTCAGTAACTTGATTAATCGGTTGAATCGTTGTCTTAGGGACCTCTGGGACAACTGGGACAACTGGGACAACTGGGACAACTGGGACCTCTGGAACAACTGGGACCTCAACCGTGGCCGCCGCTGCTGCTTTAACTTCCGCTGCTTTAACTTCCGCTGCTTTAACTTCCGCTGCTTTAACTTCCGCTGCTTTAACTTCCGCTGCTTTAACTTCCGCCGCTTTGGCTTCCGCCGCTTTGGCTTCCGCCGCTTTGGCTTCCGCCGCTTTAACTTCCGCCGCTTTAACTTCCGCCGCTTTGGCTTCCGCTGCCACCGTGGCCGCGTCTACCGTTACAACCTCCACGCCGTCCTTGGTCTCCTTGATAGTCGTTTTCCCGTCCTTCTCGATAACAGTCCTAGAAGTCGATCCAGCAGAAAGCGGAACTACAGGTACTACTACGCTGCCATCCTCCGCCGCAGAAGTGTCTGCCGCAGAAGTGTCCGCGATTTCTACAGTGGTAGAGAGGTCCGCAGGGGACCCCCCTGTAGATTCAAAATCACCGGGGAGAGAAGAGCCAGCGGTAGACTTGTTGACACCAACAGCCGAAGCCGCGTCCAGTGAGCCAGTGCCAGGAGCCTCCGCCACTTGGACTACCGCTCCACCGTCCTCTGTTTTTTGGACAGAAGAAGCCGCGGCGTCCAGTGAGCCAGTGCCGGGATTAAATGTAGTGATATCCTCGTTAGGAACAATTCCCCCCCTCTTGTCACTTTCAAGTAACTCAGCAGAAGACGTTATACCTTCGTAATTTATTTTCCAGTTTTTGAATAATTCCTGAATGGCGGACTGTTGTTGAGCGTTTGTAGCGGTAGCAGGTAAAGTAATCGAAGCCGCCGTAAAGTTATCGCGGGCTTTGTCGCCTTGGATCCGTGATCCAATTTGAATAGTAACCGTGTCAGCGGTCTTGTTGAGACTCCTTATAACAGGCTCTCCATACGGTGCATTGTTTATGGATCCTATATCTTCGCCATCGAAATTTCTAAACGGGCCGCTGGAATCACTTCTCACTTCGAGCAAGTTTTGGGGAGTGAACCCTTGTTGGAACCTATCGCCCTCTAAATTTTTAAACGAGCTTGTTATTTCTCCCAAAGTTTCCGTAGCTTGAAGCCCGCCAATAGTATCACCAATCGAAAGTTCTGTGGGTATGGTGGACAACGATTCATCCTGCTGCTGCTCCGAAATGATGTCGTCAGGGCTCTTCGCTACTTGGACTACCGCACCACCGTCCTCTGTTTTTTGGACAGAATCCTCGGCTGCTTCTCTCTTACTAGTGGCAGCGGTAGACTTGTTGGTGATAACATTTAGGTTAGGATTTCCCGAGCGGTCACTTAACTCTGCAAAAACTTCTCCAGGCAAGAAACCTGTTCCTGGCCCCGCAACAATTCCATTCTGTTCCGCAACGTCTAGTAGCTCTTTCTGAGACACATTACCCGGCCCCTTCTTAACCAAGTCTATTGCGGACTGCGTCACTGTTCCCTCAGAAGGGTGCGCGACATAGTTCTCTGTCATAATCGCTTTAGGTATTCCTGTGCCAACAGCCGAATCCTCGGCTGCTTCTCTCTTACTAGTAGCAGCGGTATCAGCCAAAACAGTCTCGATCCCCGAAGGAACCTTTTTAGCCACGCTTCTTTCTCCCGCCGCCAACACCCTCTGCGCGTCATAAAAAGCAGTCTCATTTTGAGGGTCTACGGCTGCGGGTATAACTGGGTCTATAGGTACAGGGGAACCCACACTAGTAATTAAATCAGTGTCAGCACTGTCTTCGGGTGCTGGGTCTATAGGTACAGGGGAAGCAGGAGGCTTTCCAGCAGAATCATCAAGAGCCTGCTGGTAAAACGGGTTCCGCCTCGTTAGTGGTTCAATTTCTCCTGTGAACTTCCCGGCGGCGGTGTTTGCCGCTTCTTGCTCCATAAGATCTAGAGCACCCTGCTCAGCCTGCTCATCCGTAGCCGCAGTAAACAGAACTTTATTGGCGGCACTCCTCGCAACCGCAGCCGCTTCAGCCATTGAAAGAGTGGGGTCAATTTTGGTAACTGTGTTCGCCAATTCAACCGAATTTCCTACCTCCGCAGACTGCTTTAAAGCAGGGCTTGCAAGCATCTGCTGAATCAATAGATCCTCCGCAGCAAGCATCTCTGCGCTCGCCGCGCCGCTGTTGCCCGCAGCCGCAGCCTCAACCGACGCTGCCGCGTCATACGCCGTAGGAACACTCGTGTTCGCACTTGCTTCTGTACCCGACGTGGGGCTTAGATTAGGGTCGAGAGTTGCAGGGGTCGGGGTTCCGGAGACAGGAGCCGTGTTTCCGGAACCTTGAACCGCGGAACCAGCACCTCCAACTATGACACCACCACCAAGTCCCGCAGCAGAAGCTTCCATCATATCTTTATAGTTTAAAGGTACATCAAATCCGGTAATATCTTTTAGAACCGCCTGTACGCTAAGAGATTCTCCTGGTCCTTCTTGAACACTCTCAATCAGAGGAGTAGAGATTAGGCCAAAAGGGGTTTTCATCAAACCCGCTTCCGCCACCGAAGCAGCGCCACCGAGCCCTACTCCATATTTAACGGATTCTTTGTCCCCAGCTTGTTTCATGCCTTGAAGAGCGGCTTCTGGATCACCATTGTTTTCCGATAACGCTAGCTCAAAGTTAGGGGTGCTTTGCAAACGTCCCGATGCATACAATTCGTCCAATGCGTCACTTACTTCAATCCCCAACTCCCCGGCAACCGACGCAGTTCCCAATGCCGCGGTGGCCGCCATCCCAATGGGGTTCTTTGTAACCAAGGCAGGAAGAAGAGTAGGAATAGTTGATCCGGCACCACTTGCCCCTGCTACACCCCCCGCGTTAATATCAACTCCCATGTCTGAACCCATTTGAACAGCACTTCCAGGCTTATATCCGGCGGCGTCCAACAACGCTTTGTCCGCCCCAGACTTAATAGCGTCTTCATAAGAGGTAACATTTGTAAATACTTCTTGGTTGTAGTTTGGAACAACTTCTTTAAAATAAGCGTCCATTTCTTTTGAAAGGTCCATTAAGTTCTCGCCCGCCGTGAAGGGCGCGTTAATGTCTTGAGCCTTAAATCTTGAGTCAACGGTTACCGGAACAGTGAACTTGTCTAACGCCGAAGTGTCTCCAGTTTTATTTACATATAGCTCATCAGACAAAAGATCTAAACCACTACGGTCATCAACTCCCGCAGCTTGCTGCTGAAACTCAGGGTTTAATCTATTTGTGGGAGTGAGTAGGGTGCCTAATCCGCGGGAGGTTACCCCGCCGCCTTTTACAACCCCTGACGAAAAACCAGACAAGTACGGTGCCAGCGCAGAGTCATTAAAACCCAAAGCTTTGCTTATCGGGTCTTGAGAAGCCAAGACGCTAAAAATATCTTCTTTTAAAGTATTTGGATCGTTGTACCTGGGGGAGGTAATATTTACGGGGTCTTGCGCCGTACCATTTAAAATAGCCAGTTGCTCCGCCGTAGGTTGAATGGTTCGCGGATCGAACGGATCACGGCCCTCGGGACCAGCAGTCGTAGCATAACCAGATTGCGCCGTACCCGGCATTGCAAAGTTTGAGCTACTAGGAGTAGTAATGCCCGCGGAACCACTAAGGTCCGCAACCTGAACACCGCCCCCCGGCACAGAACTAACAGGGCTACCCGATACCGCAGCTAACGCAGGGCCAGTAACCGACGCAGGAAGAACAGCAGGACCCACTACTGGAACAGGGTCAGGAGTAGGAGTAGGAGTAGA